AGCGTTTGTTGGTCCAGCAGTTACAACTGCTTTGTTAGTAAGGTTTGATCCAGGCGTGCTGTCTGAAATCATAACTGTTTGTCCTACTCTTAACACGTTACGCGCTCCACTTGCTCCTGTAGGCACTGTAATACCTGGGTTAAAGTTACCTGCGTTGTTAGGAATTGTCCAAACCGCACCTGCGTCTGCACCTGCAGCTGCTGCTGAAGTACATCCTGTGTATTTAATATGCAATCTTCCTTGCTCCGCCCATTTAATAAGGTCAGAGTTAGAAGGCATTTCTGCTCCTACCATACGTAGGAATGAACTAATGCTTCGATTACCATATCTTTCAAATTCTTTTTCATAAGTATCAGGTAGATACTGATTCAAGAAATCAAAATTATTGATATAATTCTGCTCCAACGGAATTTGTTGCGCAGAAGGTTGTAAATCGAAACCTGGGGCTAAATTTACTGCCATAATTTTTAATTTTAATTGTTAAACTTTTTTAATACTTCTAATTTTAAGTCCTCTTCCACTCGAAGTATCGCCAACCGGTCTAATCTTTAAGCTATTTTTTGTGTTTAATTGAGGGGCTCTACGAACATCCATATTAATGTTTTTAGATTTTTTTGCTACATCATCCACTGTTGCAGCAACACCTTGCTCATAAAAAAACTTTGCAAACTTTTCAGGATTCATTGCAACCGACATGGCTTTATGATAAGCCTGCGCATTGTCAATCAACCCGTCTTCTGTTAAAAATGATTCAAGCCATTTGTTAACATTAGACTGTTTGTTTTTTAGCTCTTCAGCTGTCCCTGGTTTATAACTAATTTTTTTGTCGTCAGATACGCTAAATTCAAAACCTTTGAAATTATCGTTAAACACTTCCCCTGTACGCTTTTTAAAATAATCATAAGCCTTAGCTTGGCGCTCTTTTAGAGAGTCTGATTCCTTAATATAATTCTTGTAAGCATTAAGGTCTTTTTCTTGATCTTCAGATAATCCACCCCCGCTTGACTCAAGAGGGATTTTATACTTATCTTTCTGTTCGTTAAAAAATTTCCTCGCTTTTGCAAGTTCTCTTTTTTTAGCTAATTTTTTCTTCTTAATGTCTTTAGGCTCATCTTCTTCTTCATCGAATCCGAATTTGTCATCCATAACATCTTGAATATCTATAGCATCAAGACCTTCCTCTTGAATGCTGTAGTAGTCAGCTAAAACAGAATCATCGTCCATAGCACTGTAGTCTTTTTGTAATTTTACAAAATCCTCAATACTACGTCCGGTCTCTTTTTTATAATCAAAATATAATTTAATATCTTCTGGTAAGTCTGGATTTGATTCTTTCGTTTCAAATAATTCATCAACAGAATTTATTTCTTTATTATATCTTTCGTTAATATAAGAAAGAACGTGTTCGTCATTTAACTCTGACGAGGGAGTTTTTTCTTCCTGTGGCTCTTCCGCCACAACTTCCGGTGTTTCCGGAGTATTCTTTTCTGTTTCTACTTCTTCAACCTTTTGAGGCTGCTCTTTCGATTCTTCTTGAGCATTATGTTTTTCTAATAACTGCTCTTCTATTTCGGCTTTTGATTTTTGAGTGTTGCCGCCCACTGCTTTTACTTTTATTTCCATTTGATTAAATTTTATACAAAATTAAACATTAATTTATTATTGTTTTTAAGCGTTCTTAAAGTGTTGATATAAAGACTCTCCTAAGCTTTCTCCTACTTTTTTGTCAGATTCATAGTGAACTCTGGCAGCTATTCTACTTTGTGAAACATGTTCTGCAGTCTGCATAAACTCCTGTCTCATTTCTGGATATAGGTCGCTTAAAACCAGTCCTATTAATTTTGACTGCGTAGAGTGTCCTGAAGGAAATGCTGGGGTTTGTGCGCTTTTCATATAATTATATGAAAGGTTTATGTTAAAATCTTTTGCCACCTCGTTCGGCCTTCTCCGGTTGTGGTAATTTTTTAGTTTTAATATCACCGGCCTGGAGTGCTCTAATAAATCGTCAACAAGCTTTTCGGGAAACTTACGTGTTCTATTTTTAAATAGTCTTTCAAAAGAACCCTTTACATCATCATATTTTTGAGAATAAGGAACGTCTACAGGTTTATTAATAAGCTGCTTTATTTCGTTTAAGGTTTTTAGACTGTGATCTGGGGGGAACGTAGTTCTTTTATATTTTTCTAAATTAAAATCACTAAACATTGAGTTTTTTTATTTAGGTCCAAACTGAGCAAGATCAAAACCATCCAAAGTATCTTCATTAGATTCAAAAGTTATTGGGGGTAGATTTCGTTTTCTTTGCTCAATTAATCTTGATTGTTGTGAGTTAGCCATTGTAATTCTATCTGACTTACCTTTTTCTTTTGCCGCCTCTCTTTGGTCTATTTGTGATTGCTCAATACCTTTTAATTGCATGTTAAATGCAAATTCTTTTTCCATAAGCTGAGATTTTAGCATAGCCTCGTTATTCATCTTCTCTATCTCCATACCTATTTCAGCTTGTTTAAGCTGCATAGCGTTTTCCATCTCCATTAATTTTTTCTGTTGCTCTGCTTGAGATTGAGCCATTATTGCGGCTTGTTGCTGCTCAGCTTGCATAGCCTGCATTTCCATTTGTTGCTTTTGCTCTCTTTCTACTTTTTGCTTACGCTTAAGCTTAAGTAACTGATTAGCTTGTTTGAGATTATGAAGTTCCCTTATGTCTAACGCGTCCTCTAAATTAATATCTTCTTTAGATAAGGCCATTTGGATATTAGCTTCCAGCATCATTTTTTCTTCCTCATCAGGGGCCAGCTCTAAGAATATTCCAAAGTCATATAAATATAAATTCTTTATATCTTCTAAAAGATTTAGATTGTACTTACCTATTTGCATAGCAAACTGATCTTTAAATTCAGCAAACTCTAAAACATCAGCAGTTCTTAAAACAATTCCCTCTGCTAATCTTTGCGTAATAAATAAACTTGCATTTAATATATGTCTTGTAGCTGTGTTAGAATTTAAAGCAGCAAGTTTTTGAGTTCCAACTAAAGCGTCAGGGTTAGGTGTAGATCCGTCACGAGCTTCGTTTAGCCCAGTTACAGTTCTTATCATATCTAAATAATGATTATAGTTTCCTATTAGCATTTGCATTTTACCACTTCCGCTGTTTCCTGTTAAAGGACTAATTGGAACTTTTCCGTTATTAAATTCACCATCCTGAGTAAAACTTCTACCTACTACACTACCTGTTTGAAAATATAAGCGTAAAGCATCTTCGGGATTATAAGCAGCACCCGTGCCTAAGTCAACCTCATTAAGCCCGTCAGCGTCAATATAAACACCATCTGGAACCATACGAGACACGACCTGTTGTAATTTTAAGTGTGAAATTTGAATTAAGTCAGCAAAAGGTATCATTCTCCTTACTAACGATTCAAAAGCTCCTTTGTACATTCTGGGCGCACACGCAACGTAGTTTGGTAGTGCGTGCTGGCTTGCTGATTTAGGACGAACCATGTTTTGAGCTAACTCCCATTTTAACAAAATATTTGTGCCCATTACCATAATACCATCATACCAAACTTCAATCTTTTTTTCTACCCTTTCAAACTTACCTTCTTTTTGCATTTCTGCCGGCGGGTTAAATTGATCGTCTTTTTCCACAACCTTAAAACTACCGTCTGGCATTTCTTTTTTCTTATAAACAAAAGTGTGAGTGGTCTTGTAGTTAAAATAAAGAAGGGTACAAGTGTCTCTGTAAAATAAAGAGTTTTGATAAAACTGAGCATTGTTATAATAGTTGTACCAAGACTGACTGTATTTAGCAATCTCTTCCATTTGCTCATTAGTTATTTCTGGATCTATTTTAACGAGCTCAGCCATAGGAATGGTTTTTATTTCACCCCAGTAAAAACAGTCTTTAAAATAAGGATCTTCGGTGTAGCTGTAAACAACATTAGCTGGATCTACATAATCCACCTGAATACCTTGTCCTGGTAAAAATTGGTGCTTACACATTCCAACTCCTAATGTTGTAATATCGTAATCAACTCTCTTTCTAATATCTGGATAGTGATTTTGCTGAAGCACCGTATCTATAGCTTCTTCTGCAGCTATTTCTACAGCAGGCTTATATTTCATTTGCATATATAAATCCAGCTCTTCATCCGTTTCAGGAATCTCTGCCTCCTGCATAGTCATAACATTTAAGTCAAACTGTTCTTCAATTTGAGACAATAGTGGTTTCGCAATCATTTCAGCCTCAACTGCTTTTTGAAAAGTATTTCTTTTTTCTGCAGACATTGCGTCTTCCGCAAAAGCATTTATTTTAAACAGCCTATCGTTTAAGCCATTTACCACAATATCAACAAATTTTGGAATTATAGGAACAGGAGTCCAGTCTAAATTTAAATAAGATAGATCACCATCAACAGCAATTTCATTTTTATACTTTTGTATAGGCTGCTCACCTCTTGCGTACAAACGCAGTCGGTTAAACTCTCCCCACATATTTAAATACCTACATGACCCATTGTCTTTTCGAAACCATTCGTATTGTATTGCTTGACCCACCTGCAGACCATACTCTAAAGTATCTTTCTGTGCATCAGTGGCAAATTCATTAGGAAATGCAGCCGCTTTTAAATTAATTGTAACGTCTTTCATCTATTAATTATTCGACTAACTTTATTGCTGTTATTATATCTCGCAAAGTTAATGCTTATTTTTGTTTTTTCTTTAGTCGGTGTGTATAAGTGTTTTTGATTAGCCATTATAGCTAAACCTGAACTAATTGAAGCATCAAATTTAGTCCTGTTTGATATATCAAACTTAGCCCAGTCCTCAAGTGTTCTTTGGTGATACATGTCGCCCATGTCGCCTTGAACCCTATTTACACCATTCATATCTAAACCTATATATTTTTCAATATAAGATTCAATAGCAGCCGCATGAGACTGTTTTACATCTTCTGATGTATTAGGTATACCCCCTATTTCTTTTTCAGTTTTTGACAACTTATTATATTTTTTATCTGGCCTATTCATACTAAAAGGCCTGTACCCTCTATTTTTAAAGTGATACAATAATCTTGGCTTATTGTTTTCACACAAAATAGGCATTCCATAAAAAACGCAAGCCATCAAAACTTCTTCAAAAAATATTTCAGCAGTTTGCGGTCGAGCTATATATTCTAAAAAAAAATGGTTGCTCGGCATGTCCTCCATAGAAAACTTTGTAAGCCCATGCAAAGAGCCGTTAGACCCCCTGCCAACTACCACTCCAGAAATGTCGTATGAATCGCATCCAAATGATCCCAAGTGTTCGTTTCCTGGATAGTACAGTCCGTTTTTTCTAACAACATTATTTTGAAGTCTTAACTCTGGCATGTAAGTTACAAAAAATCTACCTCTTTTATTTGGAGTCCAAACCACTTTACTATCTTTAATTCCATCCTTCCAACTAAAGGATCCTTGGGTGACAAAGTGCTCTTTTATTAAAGTATCGTTATAATCAATTTGCTGGTATAATTTTGTTAAATTAAATAAAGATTGCTTACTCTCATCTCTAAATGCGTGTGATTCTGTTCTTGGAAACTGTCTATAAAACTCATTTAAAGCGTCCGGATCAGAGGACAAAGATTCAACTTCATTTTTCCAGTAGTTTACCGACCCTTGATATATCTCCTCCGAGTCTACTCCTACAACCCCAGTGTCTGGCGTTTCTAAAACAGGCATGCCGTACCTATCTATAAAACCCTCCATATTCCACTCCATAGGTATAAATAAATTATATAAGCCGCTTTTGGTTTGCCCGTTAGCATTTCTTTTAGTAGCGTCAGAATCCATAAAAAGTTTTTTAAAATTGCTTCCTCCTTTATCTAAAGCATTAGACGTGGACCCCATCATGCACTTACCTATAATTTTACTACCTAAACGTAAACATGTTTTTGTAACCCTCCAGTTGTTTAAAATATTTTCAGGCCTCTCCCATTTTCCGCTTTCATCATGTATCAGCAACTGTAGCTTTTCTCCGTCATAACTATTATCAGAGGTGTTTTTCCAATCTATAGTAGTATCCAAACCCTCAAGCGTTTCCTCTTCTATAGTAAACATATTTTTTTTAGTAATTTTTGATGCGGGTACTCTGTAGGCTAATTCAGTTTTAGGTTTATCCATACCGTCTTGTATGGGCTTAAAAAAGAACGGGTAGTTATTGGATATAGGAACTATCTTGTCTGTGAACATTTTTTTTGCATCTGATCCTGTTTTAGATAGTATTCCAATTCGTGCATTTTTTGTTATAGTGCCTGTATTTACACCCTCACATGAACTCATAAATGAAAAACCTGATCGTCTTATTTTTAAATAACACATACCAAAGCTTCTTTTATCTGCCTTACAAGCCTCCCAAAAAATATAAAATATTCTATTTGCCTCTCTAAAATCTGGATGACCTACGTCTATTTTTGTCCATTGCAAATACATATAATGAGTTCCAGTTATATACACTGGTTTACCATTATTCATAAACCAATAACCGCTTTCTCTTCTGTTAAACTCTTCTTCTATGTAATCTATCCACTGGTTTTTAAAATCAATAGGTGCTTCATGCCATTGAAATATAGTTGAAATTCTTTTTAATATAGGTGGTAATTCTTGAGCCTGCCAATACTGATCTTTATTTTTCTCGCTTCTTTTAAATATTTTATTCGGAGCTTGAGGTAGCCCAATCCTTACACCGGAGATATAAATTATTTCACCAACAGTTCCATCTTTAGATATTATAACTACGTCATACTTTTCATTATAACCATAGGACCAACTATGAGCTTTATTTTTACGCTTTAAAACATGTGCAGGAATTATATCCTTACACTTAAAATAAATACTATTTTGATCTTGATTCTGCAAATCCTTTAGG